TCGCTGCTTGCGTGCGGCAGAAAGTAGACCAAGGGAATCAAAATGGCGATGGGACGACCGCGCAAGCCGACCGCCTTGAAGCTCGTCGAAGGCGAGACCAGGCCCTCGCGCATCGGCAAACCAGAGCCTCATCCGCGCCCGATTCTGCCCGATTCGCCGACCTTTCTGAACAAAGCGGCGCGGAACATCTGGAACGAGCTGCTTCCCGAGCTGGAATACATGGGAACCCTGACCGCCGCCGACCAGGCCACCTTCGCCGGCTTCTGCCGCGCCTACGAGCTGGCGCAGCGCACCAGCCGCTACCTCGACCGCAACGGCCTCACGATGACGGCGCCCTCCGGCTACTCGCAGGCGCGGCCCGAGGTCTCCATCTGCAACAAGGCGTGGGATGCGGTCGCCAAGTTCGGCGCCGAGCTTGGCATCGGCGCCGCCAGCAGGAGCCGCATTGAAGTCAGGAAGCGTGACAACGAAGCCGAGGACCCGACCGCGAAGGTGATCGCCGTCGCCGCTCGACGCAAGTAAAGGCGCCGCCGTCGCCGAGTGGATCGAGTCCACCTGCGTCCACAGCATCGGCAAGTGGGCCGGCCTGCCGTTCAAGCTCCTGCCCTGGCAGCGCGACTTCGTGCTCGCCATCTTCGGCAACGTCGACCGCGCCGGACGCCGCCGCACGCGCATCGCCTACCTGCAGATCGCCCGCAAGAACGGCAAGACTGAGCTGATCGCGGCGCTGGCCCTGTACATGCTGGTCGCCGACCACGAGGCGCAGCCGCAGGTCTACCTGGCGGCCTTCGACCGCGAGCAGGCATCCATCTGCTACAAGGTCGCCGGCGACATGGTGGAGCGCAGCCCGAACCTGCGCGCCTACGCCAAGGTCTACCGCGGCACGAAGCGCATCGTCTGCACGAAGGGGCCGTCCGCCGGCGGCTTCCTTGCCGCCATCGCCTGCGACGCCGCCGGCTCGCACGGCTTCAACGCCAGCTGCGTGGTCGTCGACGAACTGCACACGCAGCGTAACAGCGAGCTGGTGGACGTGCTCGAGACGAGCATGAGCGCCCGCGAGCAGCCGCTGATGATCGGCATCAGCACGGCCGGCACCGACCGCGAGTCCATCTGCTACCGCTGGTACTCGAAGGCGCGGCAGGTGCAGGCGGGCCTGATCCGCGACCGCGCCTTCGTGGGCCGCATCTACGAACTGCCGGAAGCTACGTCGTTCGAGGACATCGCCGCCACCGACCGCGGCGGACACTTCAAGCGCGAGAAGGACTTGTGGCCGCTGGCGAACCCGTCACTCATCGGCCAGCCGGACGGCTTCATCCGTCCCGACGAGATCCGCCGTCAGGTCCGCGACGCGCTGCACTTCCCGGCGGCGCAGAACAAGGTGATGCGGCTGCACTTCGACGTCTGGACGCAGGCCGAAAGTCGCTGGTTCAGCCGCCACGCCTGGGACGCCTGCGGCGGCCTCGTCATCGAAGACCGCCTGAAGGGGCGCAGGTGCTGGGGCGGCCTCGACCTCGCGGCGACCAGCGACTTCAACGCGCTCGTCTACGTGTTCCCGACCGAAGAAGGCGAAGGCTTCGACGTGCTCTGCCGTTTCTGGCTGCCGCGGGCCGCCGTCGAGAAACGCGCCGCGATGCGCGACCAGCTCGGCGAGTGGGAGCGCGCCGGCTTCCTCGCCGTGACCGAGGGCGACGTCAGCGACTACAACGCCATCAAGGCGCAGATCCTCGCCGACGCCGAGTCCTTTGCCATCAAGTCCATCGCCTTCGACCGCTTCCTCGCCATGCCGCTCGTCGTGCCGCTGCAGGAAGAGGGCGTCGAGATGGTGCCGGTCGGCCAGGGCACGCGCTCCATGAACGCGCCGGCCAAGCTGCTCGAGACGCTGATCGCGAACGCCACCCTAAACCACGGCGGCAACCCGGTGCTCAGGTGGATGGCGGACAACACCACCCTTGAGACCGACTACGAAGACCGCATCAAGCCGAGCAAGAAGAAGTCCAGCGAGAAGGTCGACGGCATCGTGGCGCTCTGCATGGCGCTTTCCGAGTCCATATCCGATGAGGCGGTCCCCGAGGTCGCCTTCTACAGCTTCTCCGAGTAGGGAGGTCCACCACGAACACTGAAACGGAGCCGTGATGTGGCCTTTCTCCCGTAAGACCGAGCAGCGCGACTGGGCGAGTACCTGGCTGAGCTTCGGTGACCTTCTCGGCGCGACCACCGCTTCCGGCGTCAGGGTCACGCAGACGAACGCCATCGAGCACCCGGCCGTGTATCGCTGCGTCGACCTCAACAGTCAGACCATCGGCAGTTTCCCGGTCGACTGCATGGTCAAGCGTGGCGACAACCGCCTCTCGTACCCGGAGCCCGCGTGGCTCAAGCATCCCAACGACTACCAGGACTTCAACGGCCTCGTCGCCGAGATGCAGGCGTCGCAGGAGCTCTACGACTCGGCGTTCCTGCTCAAGTCCAGCGTCGGCAACACGCTCGAAGGCCTCTCCGTGCTCGACCCCAGCGCCGTCGAGATGAAGTGGCTCGCGCTCGAGGACGGGCGCCGCGTCATCGTCTACGACGTGCAGCTCGTCACCGGCAAGGTGCGCCTCGCCTACAACGAGGTGCTGCACATCAAGGCGGGCCTGCCGATCCCCGGCGCCCTGCGCGGCGTGTCCCCGACCGTGGCCGCCCGCGAGACCATCGGCACAGGCATGGCCGCGCGCCAGTTCGGGGCCAACTTCTTCGGCACCGGCGCGACCCTCTCCGGGGTCATCGAGTCGCCCGGGCAGATGACGCAGGAGCAGGCCGAGCGGTTGCAGGAGGCGTTCAAGAAGCGTCACGGCGGCGTGAGCAAGTCGCACGCGGTCGGCATCCTCGCCGGCGGCGCGCAGTGGAAGCCGCTGGGCGTAGCCCCCAACGAGTCGCAGTTCCTTGAGACGCAGAAGTACACGGACGCCACGGTGGCGGCCCTCTTCGGCATCCCGGCGGAGTACGTCTCGCCGGGCGGGATGGAGGGCGCCAAGGGCTACGTGACCGGCCTCTACCAGCGGCAGATGCTCTGGTACCAGACCGGCCTCTTCCCGCGCATCACCCGCAACGAGCGCGCCTTCAGTTCGCTGCTCCCGCGCCCGGCCTACATCAAGTTCAACGTCAACAGCTGGCTGCGCATGGACCCCGAACAGCGGGTCGCCTTCTACCAGGCCGGCCAGCTCGGCGAGTGGCTGACGCCCAACGAGATCCGCGCCCTCGAGGACATGAACCCGCTCGAGGACGGCGACGAGCCCCTGCACTCGGTGCAGTGGCAGGAGAACGCGCCCGAGCCGCCTGAGCCGCCCGAACCCGAAGAGGAACCCGAGCCCGAAGAGGAGCCGGAGGAGGTACCGCAGTGAAGGAGACGCGCATCTTCGCCGCACCCGTCGAGGTGCGCGAGCAGGTCGACAACGTGGCCACCATCGGCGGCTACGGCGCCGTGTTCAGCAACGAGTACGAAGTGGGCGGCGGCTTCACCGAGTCGGTCAGCCCGCGCGCCTTCGTCAAGACCCTGAAGCAGAACGCCGACCACGCCGTTGTCTGGTCGCACGACGCGGCCCGCGTGCTCGGCACGACCGAGTCGGGGAGCGCCCGCTTCGAGGTCGACGACCGCGGCCTCAGGTACGAGGCCGACCTCGACCTCGCCGACCCCGACGGCATGGGCGCCTACCGCAAGATCGCCACCGGCAAGGTGCGCCAGTCCAGCTTCTCCTTCGAGGTCGTCAAGGACAAGTGGGAGCAGCGCGAGGATGCGCTGCCGCACCGCACCCTCACGGAAGTGCGCCTCTACGAAGCCAGCCCGGTGCTCTGGGGAGCGAACCCGGAGACAGACGTCGACCTGAAGCGCGCGATGCGCAGCATGGCCGACGCCTTCGGCGACGAGGCGATCCCCGATCAGTTCAAGACCCGCGATGCGGCCACTCAGGAGCCGACCGACGAAACGCCGGCCGACGTCTCCGAGCCGGAGCCGAAGCGCGTGACGAACCATCCATACGTCTAAGGAGAGCCAGAATGGCAGATTCACCCGACCTGCAGCGACTCCTGCAGGATAAGCACGAAGCGGTGCGCGCCTACCGCGATGCCGCGGACGAAGACGTCCGCAAGGCCGCGTGGGACGGCGTTCACGTCGCGAGCGAGGCCCTCGAGGCCGCACTCGTCGACCGCGAGACCGCCCGCGAGGACGAGGCCCGCATGGCCGCCGTCGAGGCCCGCGAGAAGGCCGCCCGCATCGTCGCCGACACCGCACACGTCCCCGCGGAGCCGGACTTCGACGCCGAGGTGCGCGACTTCATGACCGGCAAGACCGACCGCCTGATCGTGCCCTTCGGTTCCGGCAAGGAAGCCCGTACCGACCAGACCACCATCGACACCACGATCTATGGCTCATACACCATCACCAACCCGGTGTGGCAGACGGTCGAGTGGCACATGAACGCGCAGAGCGGCATCCTCAAGGCGCCGCCGACGATCATCCGCACGCCCGGTCACGAGATCATGTACATCCCCAAGGCGCTCACCGACCCGGTCGCCACGGCCGCGGCGGAAGGCGCAGCGGGCACCGTGCGCGATCCCGTCATGGGTCGCACGACCCTGGGCGCTCAGCGTTACGGCGACTTCTTCAGCGTCTCCGACGAACTGCTGCGCTCCTCGGACCTCGACTGGGCGGGAGTGCTCGGCGACTTCGCCGGCCGCGCCCTGGCCTCGAAGGTCGCCGCCGACCTCGCCTCCGCGGCCGGCACCGGCACCCTGCCGATGGGCCTGATGGCGCATGCCACCGCGACCACCGTGCTCGGCGCAACGGCCGCTTCGGCGACCACGTTCACCTTCAACGACCTGGTCTCGCTCAAGCTGAGCGTCCTGCCCGGCTACCGCATGAGCAGGAGCTGCGCCTGGATGTTCTCGACCACGGCCTACGTGATCCTCGCGCAGATGACCGACGACAACGGCCGCTACCTCTGGAGCCCCAGCACGGTGGCCGACGAGCCCGACCGTCTGCTCGGAAATCCGTGCTACGAGGAAGCAAGCGGCGACACGGTCCACACCGCCGGACATCCCGTGATTTACGGCGACTTCAGCCACTACTGGGTGCGCTTCAGCGGCCCCGGCATGGTCTTCGACCGCGATCCGAGCGTCGCTTTCACCAGCTTCGAGCAGACTTTCAGGTACGCGATTTGGGTCGACGCCGACCTCGGCGACCTCGAGGCCATCCACCACCTGCTGATGGCATAAGAGCAGACCGTCTTGGGGGGCGGGCCGTGACAGGCCCGCCCCCACCTCTCACAGAAAGGCTCCCGTAAATGGCCGCCTATCCCAAAGTCCGCTGCGCGTCGAACGACGCGCCTGTGCTCGCCGCCTCCATCACCGTGGCAGGCATCGTCATCGTCCAGCCGAAGGCGGGGCGCACGCTGCGCATCGTCGGTGGCTGGATGCGCTCGGTCGGCAACACCGTCGGCACCGCCAGCACCGTCAACTTCGGCGACACGACCAGCACCGACGAGGTCATGGTGGGCACCGCCGCCAACCTCACAAACGGCACGATCCTGCGTGAGAACTCGACCGGCATGACCTGCACCAAGCTCAACCAGGCGCTGCCCAAGGGCGCCGGCATCCTGTTCCACGCCGTGACCGGTACGGTCGGCACCACAACGTCCATGGACTACTGCGTGTACTACACCGTCGAAGGTGGGTGAGCCCCCATGGCCTCGCCCTACCTTCACGCCGCCTACAAGGACATCGCCGTCGCCGACATCCTCACCACGGTCGCCGCGGCGAACACGCTGGTCCCCGCAGAGCTCGGCAAGATATACAAGATCGTCGACGTCACCGTGAAGGCCATCGGCGGGAACGCCGGCGGCTCGACGGCGCTGCTGGTCGGCGCCGGGACCGAGGTCGCCTGGCAGATGACCACCACCGACGTCGACCAGAACGTCATCAATCTGACCAACTCGGCCAACGTCACCGCCACGCACGTCGGGCACTGGGCGCCGGCGAACACCGCCATCGCCATCCTGCGCACCGGCACCGTAACGACCACGGCGACCTCCATCCAGGTCACCGTCTACTACGTCGAGCAAGGGGGCAACTGATGGCCCGCCTGCTCATGCTCAAGTACGTCGGCGGCACGCACGGCGCCGGCGAACTCTGGCCGGCCCCGGGCGACGTCGTCGAACTGGACGACGAGAACCTCATCCGCGAACTGCTGCGCAGCAACTGCGCCGTGGCCGTGCCTGAGGGGAAGCCGAAGCCCGAGCCGGTCGTCGAGACGACGGAGAAGGCGCCGCCCGAGAACACGGCGAAGCGCACCGCCAAGCCCGCCCCTCGTAAGGGGCCGAAGTAATGGCCGGGGTAGACGCGGCCGACAGTGCCGTGCTCGTGAACGCGGGCACGCCGACAAACGCCAGCGTCATCGCCACGCCGGGTGCCGGCAGGGCCATCGTGATCCACTGGGTGGCGATTTCTAACGGCGCTGTGGCGGGAGAGATCAGTCTCTTGGACGGCAGCGGAGGCACCGTGCTCCTCGATGTCTTCTTGGCCATCAACTCGCCGCTCTACGTCAACTGCAAGCGTGCCCCGATCGTCTTGACCGCCGCGACGGCGCTTTGCTGTACCGCCGTGACCTCGACTACATCCCGCATCAATGTGGGCTACTCCGTGGAGCGGGTCTGATGGCCGGCGTGACCGGGACCGCGACGGTCAGCGCCGTCTACACCGCGGCCCAGACCAACGTTGTCCTGGTGGCCGCTCCGGCCGCGAACCGGCGCATCGTCGTCCAATGGGCGGTGCTGGCGAACGGCGCTACCAACGCCGGCGACATGAAGCTGCTCGACGGCGCGGTCATCAACGTCGCCGGGCCGATCAGCAACACGCTCGCCAGCCCCACCGTCGTCACCTGCGGCGTCTACGTGCCCACCGGCACCACGGTGACCATCGCCGGCAGCAACTCGGACCCAGTCATCAACGGCACCTACGTGGCGACCAACGTCGACGCGACCAGGTTCTCCATCCCGGTCGCCGTGACCACGGCGGGCACTGCGGGAACGGTCGTCACCGCGAGCGGCTACGGCAGCGTCCTCGCCGCCGCGCTACTGCAGGTGAACACGCCGCTCTACTTCGACGGCTCGCGTGCCCCGCTCGTGCTCAGTGGCGCGACGCCGCTGTGCTTCACGTCCGTGACCGCCACCACGCACCGCGTCAACGTCGGCTACAGCATCGAGAGTTGATTCTGAAATGGGGACACCAGTGACCGACCAGCCGAAAGTCCTGATGGCCTGCCCCACTTGGCAGGGCGAGCTCTACGCGCTGAAGCGTTGGGCCGAGGCGTACCACGCGCAGACGTGGGAGAACAAGGCCGCCTATCAGGTCGACAACAGTAACGGCCCGCAGCACGAGGGTAACCGCCACTACCTGCACATCATCCGTGGCTACGACATCCCGGCCGACTGGCAGCACACGCGCTGGCCCGCCTTCTGGGACACGCTGGAGCTCTCGTGGCAGATGATCGTGGAGCACGCCCACGAGGTCGGCGCCGACTTCATCTTCTCCGTCGAGGCAGACGTGATCGTGCCGCCGGACGCCATGCAGAAGATGGTGGAGGCAGCATACGCACATGCAGACGGCGAGAAGGTGGCAGTCGTCACACAACGCTACCATCCCCGCGGCCAGGGCGAGGGCCTCGAGACGGGGCAGTCGTTCTGGTGGGATACGCTCGGCTGCTCGCTGTTCCCGGTGCAGCCGCTCTGGGAGAGACGCCTGCTTGTCAAGTCCATCTTCGAGATACAGATATTCATCGACTGTCAGCGAGCTGGCCATCCGCGCTACCGGCCCGGCCTTGACGGCCCCGACCTGTTCATCCCCGAGCACATGAAAGACCCCGACGACCAATACCCCTGCGACGTCGGTGCTTCGCAGGCGTCCCAGGTCTACCGGCACCGCGTGGCAACGGCGACCCGCAAGCTGCAGGGGCTTCCCGAGATGCCGATGTGGCAGACCCCGCCAGAGGAGGTCGACGCCGCAGCTGCGGCGCCGGTCTGCGAATCGGGGAGTCCGTGCAGCCTGCCGCCTGCCGTGGCGACGCGCTGCGAGTTCTCACACGGTGAGGAGAAACGGGGGCTCCCGATGCACGGGGCTCCGGCAGAACTGAACAAGGAGACTGTCGACTGGGACGCCAAGTTCGCCGCCTACCGGGAGTTGTACGAGAGCGCGCCTCCTGAGTACCAGGCGACGATGACAGCGCCGCCGAACCGCGAGCCGGTCGCACACGAGGAGGTTGCCCAAGCCGCACTTGCGTCGCGCAGCACTGAGGCGATGCCGATATGCAACATCCAGACGGTAGAGGAGCAGAAGCGCATCGTCCTCGGTGAGGAGCGCATTCGCCTGAACATCGGCAGCGACTTCAGCCAGGTGAGCGGCTTCATCTCCGTCGACTTCAACCCCGACGTGAGTCCCGACGTCGTCGCCGACGCCAAGGATCTGCCCATGTTCGAGACCGACACCGTCGACGAGATTTACTCCTCGCACTGCCTCGAACACCTGACCGCGGAGGATAGCCGGGTCGCGCTCAAGGAGTGGCTACGGGTGCTCAAGCCGGGCGGGATGCTCACCGTCTCCGTCCCCGACCTGATGGGCATCTGGCAGCTCTACAAGCACCGCGGGACATGGGGCGAATACAACATGCCGGTGACCGAGACCTACGTCAACGCGACCGTCTTCGGGGCCTCGCTGCTCGGCGAGGAGATCCCCGAGATGAAGGACATGTACGGCGGCCCCGGCCACGTACACCGACAGATATTCATCGAGGACATGTTACTCAACCGCGTCATCGAGGCGGGGTTCGTCTGGGCTCACGAGGTCCAGGCGTGTTTCCTGCGCTCATCGGCCATCGGAGAGACGATGGTCCAAGCTCGTAAACCCAAGCAAGGAGAGTAAGAGATGGCCGACAACCTGCCCGACGCGATGGAAAAGGCACTCGCGGACTACTACCTCAAGACGGCCGGAAGCACGGCCATGACGCAGATCACCAGCAGCTCGATCTGGGCCGGGCTCTGCTCCACGACCCCGACCGAGACCGTCACCAACGAGGTGACCAGCGGCCTCAACGGCTACGCCCGTGCCCAGGTCATCTTCGTCACCGCCGCCAGCGGCGACGCCGGCTGCCTCGGCCCGTCGGCCGCCGTGTCCTTCCCCTCGGCCTCCGGCTCGTGGGGCACGATCAACGGCTACGGCCTGTTCCCGTATTCGACCGGGAGCTCGGGCGTCAGCGCGTACCTGGCCTGGGGCGTCGTGTCCCCGACCGTCGCCGTGACCACCAATGACACGGTGTCCTTCGCGGCCTCGGCGCTGACGCTCGCGTTCGGCTAGGCCAATGCCCAAGAAGCGTCGCCCTCGCCGGGTGGCGCTCACGACCCGTCCGGCGAGGGCGACCGCGAGGAGCGCAGGCAGCTTGCGATACATCATCAGCCCGATGCACATCAAGGACCTCGCGACTCAGATGGGCAGCGCCGTGGCCAAGGCCGCCTCGGCCGTCCTCTCCAAGGCGGGAGCCACGGTGCGCTGGGCGACCACGACCAAGTCCACGGCGACGGCCAAGGCCGGTGCCGTCGACATCCGGCCGCCGGGAACCATCGTCATCAGCTACATCACGCCGACGCACTCGGCCATCGCCGCGGAGGTCACCATCGTCGGCAGCGGCTTCGGCTCCTCGCGGGGCACGAGCACGGTCACCTTCGGCGGAACTGCTCCCGGCTCCTACGTGAGTTGGAGCGCGACGGGAACGCAGATCGCCGTCACCGTGCCCGGCCTCATCCCCGGCGCGGCGAACATCGTCGTCACCGTCGCGGGCGTGGCGTCGAACGTCGCCACCTTCTCCGTCGACTTCCTCGCCTCGCAGTACCGCGACGCCGTCACCGACGCTGGCATCGACAACACCGGAGCGACGAGCGTCACCGCCGCCATCGGCAGCGCCATCACCGCCTACAAGGCAGCGGGCAAGTTCGGCCTCTACTTCCCGGTGGGTACGTACCTGCTCTCCACGACGCTTGCGGTCCCATCAGGGACCGTCCTCGTAGGTCCGGCTAACGCCGGGGTGGGTCCTGGCACCGGCACACCTCCGTACTCACTCCAGACGCAGGCCAACATGCCGTGGCTCAAGGGGAAGGTCGTCTACGACAGCAACAGCGGTTTCGCTGACCTCAAGCTCGGTGCCGACGGTGTCCTGTTCGACCACAAAGACCAACTCTCCACGGTCAACGTGGCCTTCACCCGCTGCCATATCCGGGGCGGCGGCAGTGAGACTATGCTCATCGGCAGTTACCGAGGCTCCTACCCGCGCAGCGTCAACGGCCTCACCTTCACGAACTGCGAGATTGAGCGCAGCTCTGCTTCCGGTGCCGACAA